TTCACCATATTCGTTTTCTAAGTAAAATGCTCTAATCAAATGACACTACCTCCTAATGCTTGATTGATAGAATCAATATCAAAGGTTGGTGAGGTTGTATTGATTGTAATATGGTTTGTATTTGCAGTACTTGTTGATGAATTTGTCGTATTAAGTGTCTGGCTAGACCCTTTTAGGTTAAATGTATCACTAAAGAACCCTCCAACCTTACCAAAAAAGCCACCCACTTTATCAGCAGCTTTACCTGCAAATTCACTAATACCTTCAGTGACGTTGGTTGCAATGTTGCTAATCCCTTCAGTGACACTACCAAATACATTTTTTACCTTACCGCCAAAGTCGCCTATCTTTTTAGGTAAGTCTCCTATCCATTCAAAGATTTTCTGGATAAACTCGATAATTTTTTGAACGACTTTCAAGATAGGATCTAAGACTGTCTTTAAGACCTTAATAGCAGGAACCAATATCGCTTGCAAGACTTGACCTAAAGTAGTAATCAAAGGTGCCAGCATCTCTAATATTTCAGCAAACATCGTTACTTGCATAATCAGTGGCATTAATAAGATGTCTAATATTGGTACTAATATATCTACTAGCATCACAACTAAATCGATAATCACACCTAGAATAGGCTTTAGTGCAGTAAGTAATGCATCAACGATCATCATGATTGGAGGCAGTAACAACATGAAGGTTTCCATCAGTCTATCAAGCAAAGCTCTAAACTCTTCACTTTGAAATAAAGCAAGCGCTAAAATGGCGATGAGCGCACCTATACCAAGGGTAGCAAAGTTTATACCTGCGCCTGCAAAAAGCCCCGCAGTACCCACACCTTTAAGCGTCATGGACACAATATTTAAGAGTGGTCCAACTTTACCAACAATTGAAAGTACTGGACCAATAGCCGCAACTAATCCTATGAGAGTTGCGATCATTTTCTTTGTATCTGAATCTAGACTATTCCATCTTGTTATCCAATCTTTTACAACGGGTATCATTTCATCTCTGACTTTGATGATTAAGTTTTGAATCACAGGCATGAGTGTACTTGCAATATCGACACCTAAACTAGATAAAGCTTGTTTGGTTCTATCAAGTGCATCTGTAAACTCACCAGCTTGCGCTGCTTGTTCATTAGTCACAATACCAAGTTCTCTTGCTTCTTGTCTTAAACCATCAATAACTTCTGCTTCTTTTGATAAAACAGGAATAATGTCAGCTGCGACTCTCTCACTTAATAGATCATTGGCCACACCTAGTCTGATTGCCTCATCTTCTACTTTACTTAAAGCATCTCTAATCAGTAAGAAAGCTTCATCGGTATTTTTATCTTTTAAGTCATCAACAGTAAGTCCAATTAAGCCTAAACTATCCGCGAACTTATCACCATTACCAGTCGCAATATCACCTAAGATACCATTCACCTTAACAAAGGCTCGTTCCATCCTTTCTGTTGAGACACCTAAGATAGTCGCAGTGTGATTCCACTCTTGAAAGGCTTCAGCTGATAATCCAATCTTTTCTGCAGTATCACCAATCTCATCTGCAGTATAGGCAGTCTTTATTGAAAAGGCTGTTAATGCAGAAACGGCTCCTAAGATAGGAACTGTTACAGATTTTGTCAGTGTAGAACCAAGTTTTCCAATCTTATCAAACTTGGCGTTACTTAATTCTTTAATTTTATTGTTTGTATTACTTAGTTGGCCATTCAGTTTTCCGAGTTCAGCTTCTGTATATTGGACATTACGTTTGAGCTTATTAAACTCATCTTGACTCATGTCACCAATCTGAACTGCTTTTTTGGCTTTTTCAAGTTCTAGATTTTGTGTATCTAATCTTTTCTTTGTTGTTTGTAAAATACTATTTAATTTATCTTGTTTTGATTTCCATAAATCAAGATTAGAACTATCATATCTTAGATTAGCATTAATAGCTTTTAAATCTTTATTTTGTTCTTTAAGATCCTTTTTAATATCTTTAAGCTCATTTTCTAAATCTCTACCATCAAGGCTAAGTTTGATATTGAGTCCTTTTACTGTTTCTGCGATGTTTCCACCTCCAATGCATAAAAAAACACATCAGATTTGACGTGTTATTATAAAGAACATTTTAATTATTATAATCATTTATTAAATCGTTTATTTGTCTACTACAACATTTACCAGTAGGACTTTTGTGAACACAATCACTGTTTTTCATCGCGTTTGTATTTTTTACAACCTTTCCTACTGTATCACACTCTTTATTCACTATCGCATCAACAATTTCAGCTTTTTCTACTTTACTACAATAGCAAATATATTTTGGATCAGCATCTTCCTTGTACCAAATCGGAACTTTAACATCAGTTTGCATTATCATATTTTCTTCACCAGAAAAATAAGCAACATCACATGTTGGGTTTAAGCATAAATAATAATCTTGATTAACCTCAATGGATTCTATGCTAGTTAAGCTTTTAACTGTAACATTACTTACCAGTTCGCCATTCACATTACATTTTGGACATGGTTTTGTTTTTTGCATAATAGTCACCTCTTACTGCTATTATAACATACTATATGAGAAAGTTATCGATATCATGTTGAGTTGCTCTTTTACTCGATTTAGATCCACTAATCACATTCTTTTCTAGTTCTACGATCGAAAAGTATGTTTCTAAATCAAATGATTTAGTATCTTCAATGGATAATCCTAGATGAGCAAGGTTAAAGATGATATTTGCTGTGATGTCTTTTTCTTCTGCGTTACTTTGATTTGCTGGGTGAGGGTGTGCTTTTCTGAAATGTCCCGAGCATTTCACCTATCGTATTCGTCAGATTTTGTAATTCATCCTGGTTACTTAATAAGCCAAAATCAAGCGACATTAAAAAGTCATTATATGATTGCTTACTAAAAGGTCGATGAAGCACATAGATAATTCTAAAAATCGTATCAATGACTGTCGATAAATCTTCTTCTTTTTTTCCTGTCTTTTCTAGCTTTTTAATATCACTAAATAATTCCGTTGAAAATACATTACGATAATCAATGATTGTAAATAGTGAAGAATGTAGGCGATAGTCTTTATCACCTAGATTAAGTGTTTTTTCCATGTGCTACTCCTTATAAGAATGTTGGAAGCGTAGGTGCAGTTGTTAAAAATGTTTGATAATTTGTATCTGTTGCGCCCGCGATTGCTCTTAAGATAAGATTGTTTCCTGCTTCAATTGGTCTAGCTGTAATATTAAGTTCGATTGAGTTAGCTTCAATAGAATCTGATTTTGTTTTACTTGAGTCTCCTGAAGGTGTCGCAGTACATAAGAAATACCATATGCGTCTTGCTTTCATGTCACCTTGAATTTCATAGCCTAATGCAAATGTTTTTGTTTCCGCATTCACAATTTCTATTAAGTTCCCATTGGTATCTTCTAAGAAACCAAAGATATCTTTTTTAAATGCCTCATCAATTTCAGTGAACTTAAGTGTCACGTTAGACCCTGAATTTGATACAAGTGTCTTAATCACTTTATCATCCGCATAAACTTGTGAACTACCACCGATTGCTTCAGTTGTAATCTCTTGTGCACCTTCTAATCGTTTAGGTACACCAAAGGTCCAGCTACCATCTTCTGTTTGTGTTGCTAGTGCATAATGCACATTGGTTAATCCAAATGTTACTTTATTACTCATTGTTATAAAACCTCCAATTTGATTTCATATACACGGTTTATAGAGCCGTCCTCATTTTGATATTCAGTGATCATTTGATACTCATAACCACCATAATATAAAGATACCTCAAGCTTTTCTTCTAACTCGAGGTTCTTATGCTTTGTTATTAAATTAAGTTGAATCGTTAATATGCGCATGGTTACTTTATCATCTGCATACATGGATCCTCTATTTGATACTTCTTGATAAATGATATAATCATCACTTTCATCTATACTTTCTTTTCTACCATAAGAAACTTGTCCTGGTAAAACAGAACTTAATGTTTGATAGAGTGATTCTAAAATTTCTTTCATATCAGTTTCCTTTAGAAATGATTTCTTTGATGTCTTCTAACATCTTTGGTGTAAACATATCATAGGCTGGTCTCATAAAAGGTCTTGGTCCGACATATTTTCCGCTTCGGTGTGTGTAACCAAACTCAAGTAAATGAGTGAGTCCACCTTTACCTTCAGAATAGATGGATATAGATGTGTTCATTCCACTACCGTGTGAGGTTGCGACAAATGAGTCCGCAAAGGCATTTTTATAGCCACTTCTTGGTGTATTACGTTTCATGTAATTTAGTATATCTTCTGCAGTATCACCCAGTCTTTTCTCAAGCTTAGGAATTAAGCCTTCTATATAACTTTCTATTTCATCTTCAATGGCTTGTCCTAAGTCATCAAGTGTAATCAATGATATCACCTAACTTGATTGATGTTCGTTTTAAATAGAGCTCAATAAACTGTCCTGCTTGATAGGTTCTTTCTATCTTATAGATAACTTGTCCGATATCTACATACTTGGAACCATCATAGACAATCCCTTGTACTTTAACTGCGATATCAATTCTGATATCTGAACGTTTACTTTCATAATACTCTCTTGAAGTAATCGAAAAATTAATACCAATCACTTCTTTTTTTGACTTAAACTGATAACTCATCACACCCATGGTGTTAGGAATCATCTCCAAGGTTAGTAAGTGCATTCTTATATTGGGGGAATTTGGATACATTTTGTTTAGCTCCCTTTTGTTAATGCGAGTTGACCTACCAGCATATCAAATGACTTCGGTAGTTCTTTTGCGCTTCCATCGTTTTTAAAGCCATAAAATGTCTTCACATAAATAATAATGACTGTACTAACCATTGGATTTGATTCATCATTTATATAAGAAGGATCAACCCCACAACTCAAAAGGTAATGTTTACAGCTATTGATGTGCGTGTTTAACTCATCATCAGCATAAGTCTCTACTTGGGGGATGAGTAAAGCCTTTTTTACAATATCTAAAATTATCATGGGATCAATCCTTTCTTAACGTTAATTATCCTACAGGTGCAGCTTTCTTCTTAATACGTAAGAAGCCGTTATAACCGACAACGTTACCACCAGTAAAGACTGAAGCTTTATAACTGATAATACCGTCTTTAAATTTATAATCTGTTGATTTACCAATTTCTACTGGTGAGAACACTGGCACTTCATAGTTTTTAAGGGCACCATAAGCAATACCATATTCACCGGCAACTGTATTACTATCTGAGATTGCTTTACAATATGAGTTAATGATATAAGGAATACCATCAATCGTTTTATTCACATAATCAATTGAGTGAACTTTACGACCTTCTTGTGTCTTAAGTCCTGCAAATGCACGTAAGTCATTCTTATTAAGAATTAGTACTGCACCACCTTCAACTTCTTCATCACCACCATAAGCAAAGACAATGTCATCTAATGTTGAATCAGTGATTGCTTCAACTTCAAGTGCTGCTTTATCCGCAAGTGCAACTGCTGCTTCACTAAAAATACCAGTAAATGTATTAGTCGTTCCTGCACCACGTAAGATTTGTTCACTGATTTTCTTCTTAAGTGAAATATTAATGTTTCTTAAGACTTCTGCTTGATAAGGAATTGAAGGTAGTTTTTCTAACTCTTCAGTAATCTCTGTATAAGCAGTGATTTTAACTTTTGAAATCGTTAAATAGCCAAATGCTGGTTCAGTTTCAGAGTATGCCCCACCTTCTGCAGTCGTTCCAGCAATACCATTTGATTTAACAAATGATTTCTTGTAAGTCTCTCCACCGTTTAAGTTAATCACATTCACACGATCAACTAGGCTTGACACTTGAGCAAATGGAACTGGTGCAAGATTCGTTGACGTGTGATCAGGAAGTAATATTTCAGAGCTTGATACTTGAATGACTCTGCTTTCTTTTAAGCTTTGTCCTCTTGTCTCTAGTTTTTCTTTATCAACCATTTGACGGTTATCAACTTGAATCGGTTTAAACTCTGTTTTAGAAGCAATCGCCATTTTCTTATCAATTGATGCTCTTTCTTCTTGAAGGGTTGTTGTTTCTGTGTCAAGTGCTTCTAGTTTTTCTAGATCAGCTTCTAAGTCAACTAAACTTCTAATTTCTTTTAATCTTGATTCGATTTCTTTTCTTCTTAATTCTAAATTCATGATTTAATCTCTCCTTAGATTTTTGATTTAATTTTGATACGTTTTTTGATTAGATCTGATTTTTCTTTTTGCTCTGCTAACTCCATAGTCTTTAGTTCCAA